TCCATGACGATCTGCTCTGGCGTGACGGTGCCCTGCCACAGCTTGCCCTCGGGGCCGACGATGGCGACGGCCAGGTTCACGTCGAGAGTCGCCTGGAGCACGTTGTACGTCTTGGTGCCGATGCCGCCCAGGAAGCGCGCCACCATGCGGCGCTTGTCCTCTTCGGTGAGCGTGCCGCGGTTCTCGACGATGGCGGCCTGGGTCGCGGTGCCGGACTGCGCCGTGCCGCGGGCTTCCGGGCTCGATCCCATGATTTCGCTCATGTCCGCGATGTTGCGGTCGTCGTCGTAGACGGCAGGCTCAAGCGGCGCCATGTCGATGGGCTTCAAGGCGTTTCCAGACTTCGTCTCGACGACGGTCATGTCCTCGCCGTTTTTGAGCAGTTCCTTGTTCGCCTGGTCGATGTCGCCCCTGCGGGACTCGATCTTGCGGACGGCCCGCGCCTGGTGCGTCAACCGCTGACTGCGGCTGCGGTTGTACGCACGCACCAAGGGGCGGGCAGCGGTGATGTCCGGGTACGGCATCCACTCGGACAGAACCTCGTTGAACTTGACCCACTCGAACGGGCTGTGCCCGACGTAGCCGGGAATGGGCTCGGCGCCCACCAGCTTGTGATAGTCGTCCACCATGTAGACGACGCAGCGGCGCTCGAAGTCCCAGACTTCCCAGCCCCAGATGCGCGCCATGTCGGATTTGCTGGCTTCCGTGCGGTCGTAGCGAAACATGGACACGCGCTTGGTGCCGCGGCCCAGGCGCTTGTTCTGCGAGCCGCCGAAGAACTCGTTGCCGCTGTTGTTCTCGTCCAGGTATCGAACCGACTCCAGCACGTCCTCCTTGTTCGAGAACATGCGATTGGCCTTGAACTGCTCGAAGGTCCAGCAGCGGCGCCTGGCGAACCGGCGGTGGTCCATGAAGTCGTTCGTGCCCTCGGGGTCGAACACGCAGTCGCGGAAGTCCACGAAGTCCACGCGGTACAGGTCGGCCGGCCGGCGGTTGTCCAAGAGCACGCGATTGCCGGCGCGGACCTGGAGGTTGCCATTCTTGTCCAGGAGCGGGATGCCGCCTTTGACTTCCAGGCGCTCCGAGCCATCCTCCTCCACGTCGTGCTGGATCTCGCCGTAGGACGGCTCCTTGTTAGACTCGTCCTCGAAGCCTTCGTCTACGGGGGTATAGGTGACTTTGGCGCCACCTATCCCCAGTTCTGCCGCGAGCACAGCGAGGCGCGATACCCGCAGAAAGGCGTCGCGCGGCGTCTGAAGTACATAGTTCAGAGCGCGCTCGCCTATCCGCAGGTTCGCGCTGTCGGTTTCGTCCAGTTGGCGGCGGCTGGTGAGCGAGAACCACGGGAGCTTGAACATGATGGAAGCGTTCGTGGTGCGCAGTGCCGGCATGATGCGGTTGACGGACAGGACTTCCTCGGAAGCGATGTATGGCATGCCGAGCATGTCCTTGGTCGTTTCCTGTTCGAGGCTGCCGACGTAGCCGTCCATGTTGCGCTGGAACTCTTGGATGTACGGGTCTTGTTCGTTCTGGGCGTGGCGAATCCAGGCGTCGTAGACCTGCACGTCGCGGGCGCGGCGCTTGGCTTTGGACTTGTCGCCAATGATCTGCGCCAGCTTCTCGTCGCGCGCTTCCCGCATGACGCCCGAGCCGCCACGCGGGATGCCCTTTTCACGGGGTCGTTGCGCCACGCTTTACCGCCTCCCAGAACTCGGCCATGTACTGTTTCTCGCGTTCGTCCAGGGCTTGCAGGCCCTTGGCTCCGAGTACCTTGCGCTTCTCCTGGAGGGCGCCGAAGTGCGGGTAGCACTTGTCGCACAGGTCCAGGCGCTCTTGCGGGGTGAGAGACACGGTGTCGTACCGCTCAAAGTGTAAGGTCTTGCGGTTCGACAGCTCGCGCTCGCACCCGTCACAGACGACTACCTTCATCGTCGTAGATCCGGGCCTGTACCAGCGACCGGCACTTCGTACAGATGAGTTGTGCCGGGACCAGATAGGCTTTGACCTGCTTGGTGATTTCGCACCGCTGGCAGGTGAAGATGGCGATTGGCGGCACGCCCTTGTCCCAGAACTCGACCGGCGCGTTGATGTTCGGATCGACCTCTACGCGAGGCGCGCGTTTTGGGCCAGCTTCATCATGTGCAGCCGGTTCCGCAGCCAATCGAAGCTCCCCACTGGTGCCGGCAGTGCTTCCGGGCTCTCCCCCTGCTTCCACAGTAGGAGGTACTTGAGAGCGTCCCATGCGTGGTTATCCTTCTGTACGAGTGTTTCTTTCCGGTTGTTGTCGGCGGCCGTCTTGTCGGTGGCCCAGGACTTGTACCGGAGCTTCCGGAGTTCCCGGAAGAGGTTCTTGCACGTCTCGAAGATGTACAGTTGCGGCTCATCCAGGTTGCGCCAAAGCGTCGAGTTCAGCATCTCGCGGAAGGCGATGTCCACGCCTTCCAGGTTGTTGCCACGCTCGACCATGATGCCGTAGTCGTCGCGCAGCATTTCGCCCACGCTGCGAAGTTTCGGCCGGCCGTCCACGGTAGACTCTTGGTTCTGCCGCCAGATGGACGGATCACCGATGATGCCCTGGATGCGATGGAAGTACGGCCGCGCCTTGATCATCTCGACCTGTTCGTGGAGCGGCGTGTCTGCCTTGTACACCTCGTCAAAGACGTACATGGTTTTCTCGTCCTCCCAGGCGACGGCCATCCAGGCGAACGGGTTGTTGGTGCCGTAGTCATAGCCGCAGTAGATGGGCCAGTGGTCGTTGATCTCGAAAGGGGCGCAGGTGATTTTTGGTTGGATTACGTCCGGGAAGTTGGGCCACACCTTGGTGGACCCCGAGCCCGAGAACGACATTTCCATTTCCTGCTGCCAGTCGGGACCTTCCATGCCACCTGGGTAGCCTTTAGCGAGCACCTTGCGCAGCCATGTACGGCCTTGGAGCGTATCGAGGTTCTTGTCGGGGTCCGCAGAATAGTGGCACATGCACACGCGGACACCGTCGCGTGTCGTATAGAACGACATGCCTTCGGTTTCTGCGAGTTCTTCGGCCTTCTTGCTGCGGACGAGTTCCATTACTTGCGCTTCGCCTTCGGGGTGGTGATGGGCACGAGCGTGCGGAGCCCGCCCTTTTCGTACGTCAGATGCGCGCCGACGAAGGTCGCGCCGCCCGCCATGAGCGAATCGACGATCATCTTGAGCACGGGCCAGAGCTTCGCCCACGACCAGCCGGCGAGGGCGATGGTGTTCTCGCCCGCGTAGTTGTAGTCGTAGAAGTTGAGCGAGAGGCCGGCCGCTTCCCCGAACTTCTGTAGCCCGAGGATGAGCGCGGCTGCGAAGCCGAGCCCGAACGTCCATCGCGGGATCAGTACGTTCTTGAACCAGCCGGTGTCGGGCCGCGACTTGACCCAGAAGCCGAGGAGGTTTCCGGCGGCGACCAGGTACGGGTAGATCGAGGTCCAGTCGAACGTCTGCACGTTGTCTCCTTACGCGGTTTGGATGCCTTCGAGATGCGGGTAGCCGTTCGTGTTGAAGATGCGGACGGCGTAGATTTCGCCGCAGTACTGCACGCCGGTTGGCGCCGTGGCGCCGCAATCCGTCGTGATGCCGAGCGCGAACTGCACCTGGCGGATGCCCTTGATTGACGGCTCCGGGATGTTGTTGTACGTCGTGGCGGCGGCAACACCAGGCGGGTTCCAGAATCGCTTGCCGATCCAGATGTACGACCGGAAATATTGTCCAGAGGCGAGAGCGGTTGCCGGATACCCGAGGATTGCGCTCATGATCGTGTCGTCGCTAAGCGCCAAGGCGTTTCCGTCGCTGATTCCGACCAGATACGACGACGCGCCGTAAATGATGAGCTGGTCGCTACCCCAAAACGTCGGGGTTGCGCCGGGGTTTCCGCCCAAGCGCGAGATTGGGTGCTTGGCCCAGATTTCGTAGTTGTTGTCGTTGCGCATCGGGGTGCCGACTGCAAATCCGAACCCACTGCTTCCGGTTGCTCCGAACGCCGATGGGCCGCCACCTGCCGCAGTGCACTTGAACGCCGAGCAGATGGCGAGCATGTCGCAGCCCTTGGTGTCGATAGTCGCCCAGGAGAGCGGCGAGAGCGTACCGCCAACCACCATGCGGCCAGCCGTCGTTGGATTCGTGTTGAAGTCAAACGTGTGCTGGGTGTTGGCGCCGTTTGCGAACGTCAGGTTCGTGACTGCCGCGCCTGTTTCCGTTGCCGGGTCGCCAATCTTCCAGAGAAGTTGGCTTTGGTACGTC